TCGGCCGACGCCTCGATTTCCACCCCATGCGCGCGCCCGAGGACGGCGCGGGCGCCGCTGCACCGGCCGGATCGCCCGATCCCGGCGGCGCTGGCGGGCAGGCCACCGGCGGGGAGGGTAGTCCCTCACCCTACCGGCCGGAGGGCCTGCCCGACCACCTGTACGGCGCCAGCGATCGCGAGACGCTCGACAAGGTGTTCGGGGCCTACAAGCCCGCCCGCGAGGCGATCGCGCGGATGGGCGAGCTCGGCGAGCTGCCGAAGGACGCCGGCGGCTACAAGTTCGAGCCCTCGGACAAGCTCAAGCCCTACCTCGGCGACCTCGAGGCCGATCCGGTGTTCAAGCTGGCGCGCGAGGCCGCCCTCAAGAGCGGCATCCGCGAGAAGCAATTCGGCCCGTTCATCGGGGCCGTCATGGAAGCGATGATCGACGGCGAAATGGTGCAGCCGCCCGTCGACCTGGCGGCCGAGAAGGCGGCGCTCGTGCCGGACGAGGCCAAGGCGCTCGACGAGAACGCTCGCAACGCCGCCGTCGACCGGCGGGTGCGCGACAACCACGCCATGCTCGAGGCGTGGAAGGCGCGCGGCCTCTCGGCGGACAGCGCCGAGGCGCTTGGCCTGACCCTCGACACCGCTGCCGGCAACCGCGCGATCGAGTGGTTCGCCGCGCAGATGAAGACGCCGCAGCCCTCGCCGGGCGGCGCGCCGGCCGGAAGCTTCAACAAGGCCGACGTCGAGGCGCGGTCCCGCGATCCGCGGGGGATCGTCGGCAATGCGAAGTACGACCCGACCTTCGCGGCCGAGACCGACCGCATGTGGCAGACGCTCTACCCGAACTGAGGCGCGGGATCATGGCATACCGGCACCGCTCCGTCGTCCGCACCGGCCAGGCGCCCGTTCCCGGCGGCGGCGTGGTGTCGGCCTACCTGTACCCGACCAACGACGCGGCCGCCGTCGTCGAGGCGCCGAACTACTTCAACGACCCGCGCTTCCGCGTCGGCGACATGATCGAGGCGGTGGTCGACCGGCTCAACACGCCCAAGGTCAAGCACTACCTCATCTCGAGCGTCGCCGCCGGCGCCATCGCCGTGTCGCTCCTCGCGGGATGGGCGCTCGAGCAGGCGGCCTTCGACATCGACTTCGCCAACGACCGGGCCGTGAGCAACGGGGCGCTCCTCGCGTCGTCCGGCGACGGGCTGACCTTCACCCGCAACAGCGTCAAGCTGATGGACGACTTGTCGGGCACCTACGGCTCGGTGGGCGTCAACGTCCGCGGCCGGACGAACAAGGGCGCGCTGTACGAGCCGGCGAGCACCAACGTCCTGACCAACAGCGGCATGGCGGGCGCCGCGGCCGGCTCGCCGGGCACGATGCCCAATGCTTGGATCCCCGCGAACACGCTCGCGACGGCCTTCTCGGCCTCGGGCATCACCTTCAACGTCGTTTCGGTGTTTCAGGAGCGGGGGCTCGACTTCATCCGCATCCGCCTAACGACGGGCGCGGGCACGACCACAGGGGCGGCCTCGCAGTTCATCCTGCACGAGAACGCAGCCTCGGCCGCGGCGCAGAACCAATCTTGGACCGGCAGCGCCTTCCTGCGCGTGGCGGGCGGGTCTACCGCCGGCTTCTCCGTCGTCGGGCTCCGCTCGCGCAGTCTGGCGACAACGGGCGCACAGACGAGCAGCGTTCAGAACGACTATAAGTCAATACTGAACGGCAACATTCAACGTTTGTCGATTTATAACACTGTCCCCGCCGACGCGGCGCTTGTAACCGACCGTCTGCAGCAGGGCATTCAGCTCAACTGGCCGAGCGGCGTTGCCATCGAACTGACACTCGACATCGGAACGCCGCAGCTCGAGCGCGACCGACTTTCGAGCCCGATCCGCACGACGACGGGAGGTCTACCTCGCAGCGCAGATAGCGACACCGCTACTCTGTCGTCCGCTCTCACGTCGGCAACGTTCTGCGGCGTGTTCCGACCGCTCGACCTGCTCGAGGGCGGCACGCTGGTGCGCCTCGGCACGTCGAGCGATTGCCTGATCCTGCGCATCCATTCGACCGACCGGACGCGCCTGCAGGCGTACTCCATTGTGGGTGGCGTGGCGCAAGGCAGCGCCGCAACTGCGGTCGGCAGTCTCGCGTCCGACACCCGGTACGCCTTCGCCGTCTCCTACGCTCCCGGCCGGATTGCCCTCAGCCTCAACGGCGGGGCCGTCGTCGCCGCGACGCCGGCCGCCATGCCCGCCGGTATGTCGGCCCTGGCGGTGGGCGGCGGCGCCTTCCCGGTCAACGGCTACATCGAGCGCCTGGCCTGCCAGCCCTTCGCCGTGTCGGACGCCGAGCTGCAGCGCCTCGCCACGCTCGCGACCTACGGCGGTTGACCCGCCGCGCTTAACGCGCCCGCGGCCGCGCGAGAGTGTGGCCGTATCCGCGGGACAGACCCCGGCGACGCGGCCGCCCTTCGAGCCCATGCTCGGACCGGCCTGCAGCCTGGCACTCGGCCCGACGTGAGACACCATCCTCACATCGAGAGCCAGGAACATGACCAGTCGCGCACCGCAGTGGTTCGAACAGAAGTACATGTCCGGCGTGATCCACGTCATTCAGGACGAGGGATATCGCCTCAAGGGCTGCGTCAACGAGACCGGCGAGGTGAAAGGCAATCAGGTCACGTGGAAGTTGGCCGGCGCCGGTCAGGCGACCATCATGTCGACCGCCATCGAGGAGCGGCCGGTCATGAACGCCGACCGCGCGACCGTCAGCGCCACCATGGTCGACTACGAGGCCAACGAGTGGGTGCTCACCACCGACATCGAGAAGATGTCGCAGAACGAGCAGCAGGTGGCGCAGCAGACCGGCGCCTACGCCTTCGGCCGCCTGTTCGACAATCTGAACATCGCCACCCTCGACGCCGCCGCCGGCGCCATCGAGACGATCGACGTCTCGGCCAACGCCGCGCCGAGCGTGGTCGACACGATCACGGCCTCGGGGCGTATCCTGAGCCAGGGCTTTACGGCGGCGCCGGAGCTCTACTGTGCCCTGCCGCAGATGAACATGCTGCAGCTCGAGATGTACCGCGAGTTCTCGTCGGCCGACTACGTGGGCGACCGGCCGATGCTCAAGCTGATCGGCGCCCGTACCTACAAGGGCGTGACGTACATCCCCCTGCCTGACAGCCAGTTCTCCGTCCCGAGCGCCGGCAACGTCGACTATTACGTCTGGCAGAAGACGGCCCTTGGCTTCGTGCCGAACTACGCCCTCAAATCGCGCATCGACTACGTGCCGACCAAGAAGGCGTACTTCGCCGCCAACACCATGGGCTGCGCCACCGCCCTGCTGCTGCCCGGCGGCGTCCGGCGCATCCGGTCGAAGCTGCCGACCACGCTCACCCGCCCGACCCCCTGACCGTCACCCCGCGCGCCGCCGGCGCGCGGGCCTTCGTGCTCTCCCGAAACCAGAGGTTCCCATGGCCTACGATCCCAAGGCGCTGGTGCGCGTCTCGCAGGCGGCGGTCGCCGCCGGCGACATGTGCTCGAAGTACATCTATGCCACGGCCGATGCCGCCGCCGTCGTCGAGGCGGCCGCCTACGCCACCGACAAGCGCCTCAAGAAGGGCGACATCATCGAGGCCAGCATGGCCCGCGGCGGCACGCCCGTGACCAAGACCTACGTCGTCACCGCCGTGTCCGCCCTCGGCGTCCCGACCCTCGCGCTGCAGTCCACCGCGGCCGGCTGACGCCGCCACCGGCCCGGCGCGCCCGCGCCGGGCCTCTCCACGCGCGAGGGGCCATGTCGACACAGGACACGCTCAAGACGGTCAACGAGGCGCTGGCCCGGCTGGGCTCGGCGCCGATCGCCGCGCTCGACGAGGAGACGCCCAAGGCCGCCAAGGTGGCGCAAATCTACCCGACCGTGGTCGGCGCGGCCTTCGCCTGCCACCGCTGGAACTGGGCGCGCCGCACCGCCCGCCTCGACCGCCTCGCCGTCACGCCGGAGACGGGCTGGCGCTACGCCTACGCGCTGCCCGGCGACCGGATCGGCGAGCCCGTCAAGGTCATGTCGAACCCGCGGGCGCCCGACTATCCCCTGCGCGCCTTCGCCCTCGAGGGCGACGAGCTGCACGCCGACGAGCTCGCCGTGTGGGCGACCTTCGTGCGCTCCGTCGAGCCCGAGCAGTGGCCCGCGCTGTTTCGCGCCGCGATCGTGGTCGCGCTCGCCGCCGACCTCGCGGTGCCGCTGACGCACGACGTCACCCTGAAACAGCAGCTCGCGCAGGATGCCTGGGGTACGCCGTCCGAGGGCGGCCGCGGCGGCCTGATGGGCCGCGCGATGGCGGTCGACGCCTCGGCGCAGCCCGGCAGCACGGTCCTGGCCCGCGATCCGCTCACGGACGCTTGGCACGGGGCCTACTGATGGTCGCGCGCCCCGGAGCCCTGCAAGCGACGTTCAACTCCGGCGAGGTCGCGCCGGAGCTCTACAGCCGCAGCGACGTGAAACAGTTCTACGCCTCGGCCGCGACGATGGAGAACGTCGAGCCGGTGCCGCAGGGCGGGTTCCGGCTGCTCGACCGATCGCGCGACCTCGGCCCGCAGCGCACGGCCCTGGCGCCGATCGTGGGAACCTTCAACTGGAACAGCAACAACCTGCCGGGCGGCAGCGTCGTCGCGCTGCTCACGTTCCCGTCCGCCGACCTCTCGGCTGTCCGCCTGGCCTACACCGCCTCGATCGACGCCGAAGCTCGCCTCCTCGTCGAGTATCAGGACGCGACGTCGGGCAACTGGGGGCCGCTCGCCCCGGCCTACGCGGTGCGCACCGCCTTCCGGCAGCGGCTCGCCGCCAGGCCGCCCGGCCAGATGGTGCGCGCGACGGCGGTCCGCCTGGTGACGACGGCCGGCGCCGCCATGACGGTGAACGTGACGGACCTCGCGGCCTTCGGCGAGACCGGCGCGCTCGTCGAGGCGCAGCTCCTCGCCTTCACCTTCTCCACGTCGACGCCGTACATGCTCGTGCTCGCCGGGCAGGGCGTCGCCGACGTCTACCGCGACGGGCAATGGGTCGCGAGCGCCTGGCACTCTTTCACGGCCGACCGCATCGCCGACGTGACCGCCGTGCAGCGCCTCGAGACGGCACTCCTGTTCCATCAGGACAGCCCGACCGTGCGCCTGCTCCACGGCAACGGCGGCGATCACGACTGGCACACGGATCAGGCGCCCTTCGCGGACATCCCCGCCGTCGACCTCGGCGGCACCTACGCGAAGGTGGCCGAGCAGTGGCAGGTGGCCCTGCGTTGGCCCACGGTGAACGGCGCCGGCCCGCAGGGCTTCGTGTTCACGGTGACGGTCGACGGCCAGGACACGACCGCCATCGGCATTCCCGACGTCGGCGCCTCGCGCTGGAACACGGTCGCGCCGGACCTCCAGGGCAAGCTGCGGTCGCTCTCGACGGTCGGTCCCGGCTGCACCGTCACGGTCGGCGACGGCGAGGCGAACGGCAAGGCGCCCGGCCTGCAGCTCCTCAACGTGTTCTTCGACGGCGGCAACACCGGCTCGCGGTTCACCGTCTCGGCGAAGTTCATCAACACCGCGGACGCCGGCGCCAACGCCCTCCGGATCACGGTCGGCGATCCCGGCGGCGAGCCGCTGTTCTCGGCGACGCGCGGCTACGCGACGAGCGGCATCTTCTACCAGGATCGCCTGGTGTCAGCGGGCTTCCGATCGAAGCCCGGCGCGGTTCTCGCCTCGCCGGCGGCGGACTATTACTCGGGCGTCATCGACGTGGACACCGCCTCGGGTGGTATCCTGCTCAACCTCGACACGGACGGTGCCGAGCAGGTGCGGCGCCTGGCCCGCTCGAAGCACTTGGTGATCTTCACGACCGATGCGGAATACTACGTCTCGGACCGGGTGATCCGGCGCGACCAGCCGGTCAACGTCGTCGAGAGCTCCCGCAACGGATCCTGCCCGACCGTGCCGATCTGCACGACGGAGACCGGGCTCCTCTACGTGTCGCGCGCCCGCTCGCTGATCTACTCGGCGACCTATGACGACGTGGCCTCGGCCTATGTGAGCGACCCGCTGTCCCTCCTTGCTCGGCATCTCATCCAGGGCGTGCGCGGCGCCGCCCTGCAGCGGGCGAACGACCGCTCGGATGCCGCCCGCTACTTCGCGGTGCGCGACGACGGCCTGATGATCGTGGGCCTCATCATCCGGAGCCAGGACGTGACGGCGTTCGTGCGCTGGCGGACGGACGGCAAAGTCCGCGCGGTCGCCGTCGACGGCCTGAACCGGGTGTACCTCATCGTCGAGCGCATCGTCGCCGGCGTCGCCCGGAGGCGCGTCGAGTGGCTCGAGCCGGGCCTCCTCCTCGACGGCACCGTGTCGCAAGTGTTCGGTACGCCGCAGACCGTGGTGTCGAACCTCGGCGCCCATGAGGGCGCCGTGGTGTGGGCGATCGGCGACGGGTTCGCGATGGGACCGTTCACCGTCGCCGGCGGCAGCATCACCCTGCCGATCCCCGTCACGACGGCGCATGTCGGCCGGTGGACGCCGCCGCTCGTCAAGACGCTGCCGCTGCCCCGCGAGGTCGGCACGCGGACGGTGCTGCTGCGGCCCTGCCGCGTGTTCGCCCTCGGCCTGCGCGTCATCGACACGACCTCGATCGCGGTCGGCGCCAACGGCGAGGCTGCGAGCGACGTCGCCCTCTACCGCGGCGGGATGCCGACCGATCTCCCGCAGGTGCCGGTGACGGACTGGCTCGACGTCGACGGCCTCGAGGGATGGTCCGTCGAGGGGCAGGCGACGATCACGCAGGTGCGCCCCGGCGCCCTGCAGGTGGCGGCGGTCAACGTGATGGCGAGGACGTAGGGCGATGGAGTTCGCGGCGAGCGCGTTTAGCGCCATGGCGTCGGCGGCCGGATCGGTTGGGGCGAGCGGCGTGGCGTCGGCCGCGACCGCCGGCGCCTCGGCCCTGACCTCCGCCTCCTCGGCGCTCGCCCCGCTGGCGTCGGCCGGGTCCGTCGTCGGCAGCATCCTGTCGGGCTCGGCGAGCCTCCTGCAGATGTCGCAGCTCCGGCAGGCCGGGCGCGAGAGGGAGCTCTCGCTCAACCTGCAGGCGGCCGACACCGTGAACGACATCGCCCGCGAGAACCTGCAGCAACAGGACCGCTCGACCAGCCTGCGCCAGGCGCTCCTGCAGACGATCGGCGAGCGCGACGCCGCCTATGCCGCCAGCGGCGTGGACCTCACCTTCGGCACGCCGGCCGTCGCCCGCGAGCAGTCCGTCACCCAGGCCGAGCAGGCGCTCACCATGGAGAGCGCCACGGCGACGTCCCGCGTCGCCCGCCTCAACGAGCGGGCCGGCAACCTGCGCCTGATGGCCCGGAGCGCGCGCCGCTCGGCCGACACCATGGCCG